TTTAATATCTCTAAATTTAGATAATGTGTTGTAGATGGCCAAGAATATTGGATTGTTATTTAATAAATTCTTATCTTCGATATCAAATTTTGATATCAAAGTTTTTGGAGAATTTATTAATTTAACATTCATTTCTAAAAGTCTTGATCTTAGTCCATGTGATAATACCCTTTTTAATTCTAAAAGGATTGTATCATCATTTGGAATATTGTAATCTAAAGTTGTTATATTTCTTGCGAAAAGATTTCTAATCTTATCGTAAGAGTAATAACCAAAAATTACATCTAACATCAAGGAGAAATTCTGAAGGGATGCTATCATAGAATTAGATAATTTGAAATATTTCTTATTTCGAATTAATAATTTATGATATAAGGAGTTAACCAAATCTACTAAAGAATTGGTACTACTTGGAAGGTAATTTCCTTTGATCTTAAAATAATCGTATAACACTGTAAAAACAATGTTTGGATTATTTATATTTCTAAGGATACCCCCAAGTGGTAGTCCAGTTATCTCTTGGTTATGACTCTCTCGAATTCATCTTTTAGCAAATTCATATGTATTTGAAGATACATGTGTTTTTTGCAAAGATAATTCGACTCCAAGTCCTTTGATAATTTGTATATATTTTTCGGCGACTTTGTCATTTTTAATGACGATGTCATCTCCTAAAATAATATACTGATCAAAGTTCTTGTAACCACAAAGTTGTGCACAATAATACACAACTAAGTGGTGAGTCAAGGTAAAGACACTTCAAGATGAATAAGTACCCATTGGCTGTCCAGTTTTATATTGTAACTGGAAACCTTCTGGAGTACTAAAAGTTCGATCTTGAAGGATAGATTGTCAGGCTTGTGCTAGTTTCATATCAAAGATTCTAGCCATAAGTCTTTTCTGTAATTCTACAGGAAATCTATCTGTTGCTGAACTTAAGTCCAAGGATCAGAAGTTCTCATTATTAATCTCTCATTTATTAAATGGAGATTGAGTATAAGTTCTATCACA